CCCCACAACCTGACCAGCATTCCCCGGTGAGCCCGGGGTTTTGGCGTGCCGGACCACGACACACCGCCGGCGAGGAAAACACATGGACCTGCCCGACTTTGACGTTTTGCTCCCCGACCCCGCGCGCGGTCGACACCTCGACGAGGACAACAGCGCCCTCGATGCCGTCCTCGATGGCATGACCCTCAGCGAGCTCGTCGACTGGATCCGCGACAACCGCGTCGCCCGCGAGGCCTTCGAGGCCGACTTCGCCGATGCCATCGCCGACTACTTGGCGGATGTGTGACTACCGTGACGCGCCATGGGCGCGCGGGCTGGGTCGTCGCTGTCGACGGTGTCCCCGTCGTCGTCGGTGTGTCTGCTGCCGGGGCCCTTGCGGCGTTCAGTGTGCTGCGAGGGGGTGGCCGATGATTTACGCCATCGAGAGCACGCAGGGCCTCGTCCGCATCGCCGCAGGGTGGCCCTCGGTGGCGAGCTCGGGCTGGGATGCGAGCACCTGGAAGACCAACCCCGGCGCCCAGCGCGCGCTGAGCGGGGCTGTGCGCGTCGCTGCGCGCGCAGTCGACGAGACGCAGGGGAGCGTCGCCCGCACCGCCCTAGACCTGATCACCGGCGCTTGCGTCGTGGTGTGCGATGACGACGCTCACGCCCGACACGCCGCTACGCTCGCGCTGCGGGGCCGAGTCGACGCCCGCCGCCGCACCCTGATCGCTGGCCTCGCCGCCGTCGTCGACGCTGCCCTGCTCGTCGGGCCCGGGGCAACCATCGACGGCACGGCGTGGACGCCTGAGATGTGCCTCGCGCGCATCGAGCGAGAGGTGCTGCACGTCATCGACCAGTGCGACCTCGACGCCGAGGTCGGTGCGGGATGGGCCGACGAGGGCATGCTCCGCGCCTGGGTGGCGGACCGGCAGCGTCGGCACCGCGAGCGATAGCTTCAAGGTTTCCCCGTCGACGTCGACGCGACGGGGAGAATGGTTGCCCTGCAGCATTCCGCTGCAGGGGTAACGACCGAAACGGGGGGCGCTTGGATTCGCCACCCGTCGACGAGCAAGGCGCACCGATATCGGTGGCTCGTCCTGATGAGGACGCCTGAAGGAGCACGCATGGCCAAGAAAAAACCGAAACGAAACACGACGCTGGCGCAGGCCTCGATAATGATGGGCGTCGACCGAAAAACCATCGCCCGCTGGTGTCGCTCTGGCGCGCCACACGACCAGGTCGCATGCCCGACGACGCCCGCCGGGTTCATGTTCTACTGCAACGTCGCTGAGATGCGCTTATGGCGTGCGTCGAAGCCCGAGGGGAACCGAACCGCATTTATCAACTACGGCGCCGTCGACGGTGACGCATGAGCAGCCTCAACCGCAAAGGCGCCCACGATGCGCTGGTGCGCGGGACGTTCCTCGACCGCCTGGAGTTCGAGCAGCTCGCCCACGACCTCGTCGATGACCTCTGCAACGTGACCGACGTCATCGCCAAACAATGCGCCGCGCAGACTCACGCCTACATCGACCGCCCCCGCCCATCGACGTCGCCCCCGCCGTCGAACGAAACCGAGAAGGAAACCCTGCAAACCCGCCGCGTCGCCGCCCTCGAATCCATCGCCCTCGCCCTCACGACCATCGCAAAAAAGGACACCTGAACATGCACACATCAACCGAGACCATCACCCCGACCACCGCCGCCGCCTACCTCGAACGCAACACAGCGAACCGCACCCTGAAATCCAAACACGTCGAAGCCCTGGCCGAGTCCATGATTGCAGGCCACTGGCAATGCACTCACGAGGGGATTGCGTTTGCCAAGGACGGCAGTCTCATTGACGGGCAGCACCGACTCTCCGCCGTCATCAAAAGCGGTGTGAGCATCACGTCGCTGGTGTTTCGCGACTGCGAGGCCGGCACCTTCCACGTCATCGGTGACGCAAGCCGACGCACCGCCGCCGACGTGCTACACCTGGCCGGTGAGCTGAACACGAACAAGCTTGCCGCCGCCGCAAACTTCGCAGTCGTCGGATACGCCGCCCGCCATGCGTCAAAGACTGAGGTCGCCATGTTTGTGGCCGGAAAGCATGGCGCATTGCTGCGTCAAATGGTCCTCGGCGACGTCATACCGAGCGCAGTTATCGGCGCCCTGTCTCGTGCAGTCCGCGCCGCCGTCATCAACGAGGCCGCTGCCTTGAAGTTCTGCGACGAATACCGCCGTGGCTCATGGGACGGCCCAGACTCGGCGACGTGCATCCTGCGGTTGTCCAATGACCGCAACAGCCGCCGGGGACGAGCGCAGTACCCCTATGCCGTTCGCGCCATCATGCTGTTCGCCACCGGCCAAAATGTTGTCCGCCTCTACGCCGCTACCGAAGACTTCAAGGTGCTGTCATGAAATCAAAGAAGGGGACGACGTCAGCTGTCAAAACGACATACCAGCGAAACGGCAGAGGGGCAGGAACGACGCCGTCAAACCTTCTCGATGCAATCAACGCTCTGCCAAAACCAACAAAGAAAGAAACACCATGACCATCACCATTCACGCCGACCTCGCCCAGGGCACGCAGGAATGGCTGCAGGCTCGATGCGGTCTGCTCACCGCGAGCCAGATGAAGCTCGTTCTCACCCCTGGGCGGTTGAAGCCCGCCGACAACGACAAGTCCCGCGCTCACCTGTACGAGCTGCTCGCCCAGCGTGTCACGCAGTACGTCGAACCTGCGTTCGTCAGCGACGACATGTTGCGAGGGCAGACCGACGAGGGTGAGGCCCTCGACATTTACGAGGAAAACTACGCGCCCATCGAGCGCGTCGGGCTCATCACCAACGACCGCTGGGGTTTCCCTATCGGCTACAGCCCCGACGCCCTTGTCGGGGTCGACGGGCTCGTCGAGGTCAAATCGCGGCGAGGCAAATACCAGGTGCAGACGATTCTCTCGAACGCCATGCCCGACGACTACCTGCTGCAGGTGCAGACCGGCCTGCTCGTCAGCGAGCGCAGCTGGGTCGACTTCGTTTCGTTTTCCGCCGGTCTCCCGATGCTGACCCTGCGCATCTATCCAGACCCGGCCATTCATGTCGCCATCGTCGAGGCCGCTGCGGCGTTCCATGTCCGTCTCGACGAGGAGTATCAGCGCATCGTCGAGGCCATGAGCTCCCCCGATTTCCGCCTCATCCCCACCGAGCGAAAGGACGACGGCATCAATATCTGAGCAACGAGACAGCACACACCAACGACCACCAGGAGCACGCACCATGACCACCAGCAACAGCAACAGCATCGACGTCGGGGCCACCATCGCGCCTAAATCCGACCAGCTGAACGCCGACGACCTTATCGTCGGCCCTCGAACCATCACCCTCAACGCCGTCAAGGCCCGCGCCAGCACCGGGCAGGGAGACCAACCCATCGCGTTGTGCTTCGACGGCGACAACGGCAAGCCCTACCTCCCGTGTAAGTCCATGCGCCGCGTCCTTGTCCATTGCTGGGGCCGCGACGGCGCCGCCTACGTCGGGCGCTCCCTCACCCTGTACCGCGACGAGACCGTCGCGTTCGGCGGGGCCACGGTGGGAGGGATTCGTATCTCTCACATGAGCGACCTCGACCGCGCGGTGACGATGTCGCTCACCGCGAGCAAAGCCTCGCGAAAACCGTTCACCGTGAAGCCGCTGGTGGTCGCGACGGCCCCGGTGAAGCAGAAGAAAGAAGCCACCGCCGAGGAGAAACGAGCGAAGGCGCAGACGACGCTCGATACCATCCTCGACGACATCGCTGCCACCGAGGACGTCAACGCCTGCGCCGCCAAGCACGCCGATATGGTCGCGCGCATCGCCGCCGTCATCCCCGACGCCCCCGCCATTGTCGCCGCCGCCGTCGTCGGTGGCTGGAAAAAAGACTGACCGCTCGCCCGCATCGCGTGGCCCCGGCGACACGGGGCACCTTCAACACGGCCACCAGGAGCAACACACATGACCGAAGAACTTTTTCCCATTGCCACCCACGACGCCGACCGCGAGCGCATCCGAGCCCGCGCCCGCCTCGCCCGCGACGTCCTCGCCGACCTCGAGGAGGCCGCAATCAGCGCCGCGAGTCGGCACGGTCACCAGGTCGACGCACTCAAAACCGAGCTGGCCGAGGCCCATCGCCAGTTGGACGCCCGCCCTGCCGTCGACAGCATGACCGTCGGGCTCGATGACATCCGCGCCATCCTCGCCGAGGAGACACACACGACGGTGCAGGAGCTGCTCGTTGTCGAGGACGGGCAGGTGCAGGTGGTCGACAGCATCCACCAGCTGCTCGCGCACATCATCGCCGTCGCCACCGACGCCGTCGACGCCAAGGCGGACGCGGACGCCGAGGACCTGCGTACCTTGACCGGCAAGGTGCGCGCCCTTGCCGAGTCCATCCGCCCCGTCAACGCCGTCTCCGCGAGCATCGCCGCTCGTTGCGACGTGCTCGCCGCCATCGACGAAATCGCCGAGGCCGTGACCGAGCTGGCCCGCCAAATCGTCGGCGGCGAGAAAGGCGAGGCGATGAAGGCGCTTGCGCTGGAACAGGCGAACGCCGATCAAATCGAAAACGAGCTGCAGGCCATCGAGGCGGTTTGCGAGTCCGGCGGGATGCCGCCGACAATCGAACGCGCCGACATCCCCGCGTGGCTCGCCGAGCACCTGGTCTCTCGCGTCGAAAAAAAGGCCAAGGCGAAGCGCAAGGCGAAGGCCCTCGCCGCCGACGACGTGGGAGAGGGTGAGGTGGACAATGAGTGAGCAACTCACCCTCGATAATCGCGTGCTGCCCCCGCAGCTCGTCGTCACCCTCGCCGCCCTTGAGCTGCGCGCAGGCCTGCGAGGGAGCATTCTGAGCGCGACGAATGTCGTCCGAGGGCCGACGGGCAAATGGTGGATCCAGCTCCTCGTCGACGGGCGACGGCCGCTGGCCCTGATTGACCGGGTGGACCTCGAGGTTGCCGCGCATGACCTGTTCCATTTGATTCACCACCGAGCACCACCAGGTGACGCATGACGACGCAGACCGACATCAACGGGTGGGCTCTCACCTGGGGTGACGACGACACCCCGCGACCTCCGGCGCTGCCCGTCCGGTCTCTCGAGGACGAGCTGATACCGCCGGAGAAGTACGCCGACCTCGTCGCGAAGGCCGCATGCGAGAGGAAAAAAACCATCGCGCAACGAGCCAAAGACACTGCGGCGAGCAAAGAGCGCAGCAGACAAAGACGAGCCGACGCGAAGGCGTATGCCCTCGCGATGAAGCTGCGCCACATTTGAGCGCAGCACGAAGCGACGGGGCTGGTGTCATTGCCGCCCCGTCGCTTCTCTGGCAACTACGAGCCCCCATCGAACACGACCCAACCAGCGCTCGCACACACGACACGCGTGCGCACCACGACGAGGCACCCCAGTGAAATACACCCAGCAATCAATCGACGACGTCAAGCGAGCGTCGTCGATGGCCGCCGTTGCCCGCGTCTTCTGCCAGCGGGTCAAACACGAGCACGGCCCCCACTATTCTGCGGTGTGTCCATTCCACAAGGACACAAGCCCAAGCCTCGACATTGACGACGTCAAGGGCGTCTACATCTGCCGCGCGTGTGGGGCCGGTGGTGATGCGTTGACGATGCTCGAACGCCTCCGTGGTGTCGGGTTCGCCGCCGCCCTTGAAGAGCTGTCGACCATCGCCGGGATACCTCTACAAGAGGCAGCCGAGGAGTCCCCGCGCATCGTTGCCGAGTGGCACTACCTCGATGCCGACGGGGCCCGCGCCTACTCGGTGAAGCGCTGGGAGCCCGGGAGAGGTCGCGACGGGAAATCCAACGGCAAGCGAAAGTCCTACTCGCAGCACCAGGGCGACGGGTACCCGGGCAAGGCCTCGGTGCAGCTGCCCTACCGCCTCCCGCAGCTCGTCGCCGCCCGGGCCTCGGGCGCCTTCATCGTCCTCACCGAGGGAGAGAAAGCCGCCGATGCAGTCGCCGCCCTTGGCATCGTCGCCACCACCTGGGCCGGTGGTACCGGCGCCGTCGGGGAGGGCGAGCGGACGACGTGGAGCCCGCAGTTCGCCGAGCATTTTCGTGGAGCCCATCTCGCCCTGTGGCCCGACAACGATGACGTCGGCCGCGCGGCCATGGCAAAGATTGGCAGCGTGCTGCGAGGAGTCGCCGCCGAGGTGCTGACCATCAGCACATCACAGAATCAGAAGGGCGCCGATGCCGCCGATTGGATTGCGGCCGGCGGGACGCGCGAGGGCCTTCAAGCGCTCATCCTCGACGCCCGCCTGTCAGTCGTCGCCGGGGTCATCCAGCCAGCCCCGCCCGCCGCCAATGGTGCTGCCGACTACCTCACCGACAGCGGCAACGCTGAGCGCTGGGTCAGGATGCACGGGAAGGACTTTCGCTACCTCGTCGACGAGGACGTGTGGCTGCATTGGACCGGCACACATTGGGAGCGAGGTGGCGACGCTGCCGCGCTGCATGCGACAAAAGCTGTCGCACGGTCATGGCAGTTCGACGCTGTCGGCGAACCCGACATTGCCAAGAAAACTCTCCTGCGTCGTCACGCCGAACGCAGCGAGGCCGCATCACGCCGCGCGGCGATGCTCACCCTCGCCGCCAGCGAGACCGGCATCAGCGTCGCCAGCAACGAACTTGACGTCGACCCTTGGGTGCTCAACTGCAAAAACGGGACGGTCGACCTACGCACGGGGAAGTTGCAGCCGCACCGCCGCGAGGACCTTTGCACCCGCATCATCCCCGTCATGTTCGATCCCGCCGCAGCCTGCCCGACCTTCACCGCGTTCCTCGCCCAGGTGCTGCCCAATGCCGACACCCGCGAGTACCTCGGGAGGTGCATCGGGTACGCTGCGACGGGCGTCATCCGCGAGCATGTTTTTCCTGTCCTGTGGGGCCAGACCGGGCGCAACGGAAAGGGCACCCTCGTCGAGGCCGTGTTCTCGGCGCTGGGCCCCTATGCCACCGCCCTGCCCAACGACGTGATCCTCGAAGCCCGCAATGACCCGCACCCGAATATGTTCGCGCAGCTCCTCGGGGTCCGGTTTGGCGTCGCCGCCGAGCTTCGACCGTCGGACAAGCTGAACGAGGGCATGTTGAAGAAGCTCACCGGCGGGGACACCATCCGCGCGCGATTTATGGGCGGCGAGTTCTTCAGCTTCTCCCCGACTCAAAAGTTATTTTTGCAGACCAACTACAAGCCGAGGGTGAGAGGTGGAGACCCGGCACTGTGGGCTCGAATGAGGGTGATTCCGTTTGGCGTCTCGTTCGTCGGCAGGGAGGATTTGGGCTTGAAGGCGCGCATCCACGCTGAGCTGCCCGGTGTGCTGGCCCTCATCGTCCGCTGGTGCCTCGACTGGCAGCGCCTGGGCCTCGTTGCGCCGCAGGAAGTCCTCGACGCAACCGCCGAGTACCGCGAGGAGTCCGACCGAGTGGGGCAGTTCATTGAAGAGCGCTGCGAGCGGGCCGCTATGGCGACGATTTCCGCCGGCGTGATGTGGAAGGCCTTTCGCTCATGGTGTGAAGACCGAGGGGAAAGCGCAGGGGGACAAAACGCTTTTGGCACAGAAGTCAAGAGCCGAGGGTACGAGCCCTGCAAGATTTCCGGCGAGCGCCGATATCGAGCGCTGCAATTGCGCGGAGTGGGGTCGTCAAACTCCCCGCAGGACGACGGCGAAAACGACAGCGCTGATAAATCATGGACTTAGGCCGACGAGCCTGGACGCATGGACGGACTTGGACGCACTGGTTTTTGGCCATGCGACCCCGAAAAAACGGCTGCACAAAGCCGTTTTTTTTTGGTTGGACGCACTGGACGCAGGAATGCGGATGTTGCGGCAGATACAGGGCCGCAACTCAACTGCGGAGGGTCGTTTCTCTAAAGGCTGTTTTTTGACAAAAGTCTGTCCAAGAGACAGAAAAGGGGTATAAAACGGCTTCACAGAGCCGTAAAACGGTGGACGCACCCTAAAAAACCAGTGTGTCCAAGTCCGTCCACCGACCCTCCGGCAAAACGCCGCAGCTTTTTTGATTGCTCGCGTGGTCGGTCGTCGATGATGGTGTCGAACACAAACGCGAAAGGCTGAAAATGTGGGCCATTGACGTCCCCTGTGAACTCTGCGGCGCCGCCGCCGGGTACGAGTGCCGCACCCCTGCCGATGTCGTGGCCCAGCGGCCTCACCGCTGCCGCCTGGTGTTGTCGGTGGTCGGTCACCGCAGCGCCCCGGCCGTCACCGTCATCGAGCGCCTGTTGCGCGAGGCCGACCTGCGCGCCACCACGTCCACCTACACCCTCCCCGAGGTCCCCCGATGAGCCAAATCACCGCCCCGACGCCCGGCCGCATTGTGATTTATACCGACCGCGACGGCGCGAGCTGGCCCGCCATCGTCGTCACCGTCGGCGACCTCGATGCCGTCGACCTGACGGTTTTCGTCCACTTGTCGACGACGGACGCGCTGAACGTGCGGTACCGAGCGACGCCCACCGAGCGGACTTGGCGATGGCCGAGCCCCTCGCTCGCGCAGCTCGTGGTCGACGACGAGACCGGCGCCGTCATCGGGCCGGTGATTCCATGACCACCCCTCTCACCGACAACCAGCTGCGTCATCTGCGCAGCCTCATCGACCGCGAGCGCACCAGCGCAGGCGAGACCGCTGCGGGGCTCGTCCTCGCCGCCACTCTCGCCCGACTGCAGCACTTAGAGCGCTTGCTTGTCCAGGCCCCTGTCGAGGGGCAGGAGCCATGAGCGACGACAACGAGCCCCGCTGGACCCACGATTGCCCAGTGTGTGGGGCGACGCTGACCGGCGACCAGGGCGAGCAATGCGCCGAGCATGCCCCCAGCCCCGCCGAGCTGGCCCGCAAGCAGCGGGTGGTCGATGCCATCGGGCAGTTTTTCAGCAAGCCCTCGAAGCCCACCACGTTCCGCAGGTGGCGCCGCCCGGGGTTCCGATGAGCATCGGCATCATCGCCCTCGTCGGCGCCGTTGCCATCGGTGCCGCCCTCGGTGTCGTCGCTGCCTGCGAGGCCGTCGACGACGCCCTGCGCAGCCGTCGCCGGCAGCGCGCCCTCGACTCATTTACGACCCGCGAGGACCGATGAGCACGACCATCACCGCCCGCGTCGAGACCACCCTCGCGCGCGGCCAGAACAACCGCGAGCACCACCGCGTCCGCGCCAACCGCGTCGCCGCCGAGCGCGAGGCGACCCGCCTCGCCCTCGCCGCCGGCGACTGGCGCGGCGACCCGGTGTCACTCCGTCGCGCCGAGCTGGGCGCGCGCGTGACAATTGTCCGCCCGTTCGTCACCACGCCCCTCGACGGCGACAACCTCTCTGCCGCCTGCAAAGCCGTGCGGGACGAGGTCGCTGCGTTCCTCGGGGTCGACGACGCCAGCGCCCGGCTGCATTGGGTCT